CATGCTTATAACTTACTAAAGAAACGTCACTGCTCTACCACAGTGGGCCACAGTCACAAACGTAACCTGTTCTTCAAGGACGATGCACACCCCAAACCTACCATTGGTTTAGTTGCTGGTTGCTTCAAGGGTGACAAAGAGTCATGGGCTGGACAAGCTAACATGGAGTGGTGGAAAGGTGTTATAGTTAAAAGAAATATACAAAACGGATACTATGATCCAGAGTTTGTATCTATAGAGAGGTTACGAGATGTTTACAGTAAATAAACTCTTGACTAACCGCAAGATAAAGGTATAACTAGGTTCTTACTAATGTTCTATGAAATCAACATAACAATCCAAGTGGATAAAGACGCAAACTTCCTAGAGATATCTGGGGATAATTGTGAAGTAATTAAAGATCTGATAACACTATCTCTTTATGACATAGATGATATAAATGTAACTGAATGCGAGGTAACTAACCGTGACTAAGATAACACTCGACAACAAACAATATGATCGTAAGGATTTAACAGACGATCAGAATAGTGTAGTTGATGTGCTGAATATTGGTACAAATACAATAGCTTTATTGGAACATATGATACAATGTGTTAATGCTGTTCAGAAAGCAAAATCCCATGACCTTAAACAATCACTAGAAGGTGACACAAAAGATGAACAATCAAACTGATATGGATACATTGGATTTCTACGACAAGTCAGACCTTACCTTAAAAGAATATCAGAATGCAGCAGCCAGTACAGCTATCTACCCAGCATCTGTTCAGATATTATACCCTACCCTGGGACTTGCAGGTGAAGCTGGTGAGGTAGCAAACAAAGTAAAGAAGATTGTAAGGGATGGTAAGCTAGACAGGGATGGTATATCAGGTGAGCTAGGAGATTGCCTGTGGTACATTGCTGCAATATGTAAAGACTTAGGTTTAAACATGGGTGACGTAGCAGCAGATAATCTAGCTAAGTTAAAGAATCGTAAAGAAAACAATACATTACATGGAAGTGGTGACAACAGATGAATAATTTATTACCAACAGACTATCAATCTTTTATTCATACCTCTCGCTACGCTAGGTGGCTTAAGGAAGATAAACGAAGAGAGAGTTGGAGTGAGACTGTAGGTCGTTACATGCTCAATGTAGTCGAGGATAAGGTAGACAAAGACACAGAAAATAAATTGTTTGACGCTATCCTGGGGCTAGAAGTTATGCCATCCATGAGGGCTATGATGACTGCTGGACCTGCCTTTAACCGTGACAACACTGCTGGTTACAACTGTAGCTACCTAGCTGTCGATGATCCTAAGTCCTTCGATGAGGCTATGTTCATACTCCTCTGTGGCACTGGCGTGGGCTTTAGTGTAGAGAGGCAGTTCATCAGTAAGCTCCCAGATGTGCCTAAGTTGTTCGAGAGCGAAACTACTGTCGTTGTCAAGGACAGCAAGGAGGGTTGGGCTAAGGCTTTCAGACAAGTGTTGGCTCTCCTATGGGCTGGTGAAATCCCACGATGGGATGTTAGTCGTGTACGTCCTGCTGGTGCAAAACTAGAAACCTTTGGTGGTAGAGCTAGTGGCCCTGCACCTTTGATTGATTTGTTTAACTTCTCTGTCACTATATTTAAGAATGCTTCTGGACGTAATCTATCATCTATTGAATGCCATGATCTTATGTGTAAGGTTGGTGAGGTAGTTGTAGTAGGTGGTGTAAGACGTTCAGCTATGATATCCCTATCTAATCTAAGTGATGACCGTATGCGTCACGCTAAGTCAGGTGCATGGTGGGACAATGATCCTCAACGTGCCTTAGCTAATAACTCTGTGAGCTATACAGAGAAACCAGATGCAATCTCTTTTATGAGAGAGTGGATGTCACTAGTAGAATCAGGGAGTGGTGAACGTGGTATATTCAACAGGCAAGCGAGTAAAAAACAAGCTGAGAAGTATGGTAGACGGGATTCTAATTTCGAGTTTGGTACAAATCCTTGCAGCGAGATCATACTTCGCCCAAATCAATTCTGTAATCTCACGGAAGTTGTGGTACGAGCCACTGACACGGTTAAAGACTTGGAGCGAAAAGTCAAACTCGCCACAATACTTGGGACGATCCAAAGCACATACACAAAGTTCCCATACCTGCGAAAAGTGTGGACTACCAATACGGAAGAAGAGCGTTTGCTGGGTGTGTCACTCACAGGGATAATGGACAATCCCTTGATGACTATCCATAACCCAGAACTGGAGAAGACTCTTGAGAAACTACGTAAGATTTGTGTTGCTACTAATATTGAGTGGTCTACTCGCCTGGGCATTCCTGCCTCGACAGCCATCACCTGTGTCAAGCCTAGTGGCACGGTATCACAATTGGTTGATTCCGCCAGTGGGATACACGCCAGACACTCCGATTACTATATTAGAACTGTCAGAGGAGACAATAAAGACCCCCTAACACAGTTCATGAAAGATCAGGGAGTACCTAGTGAGCCTGACGTAATGAAGCCTGATGCTACTACAGTGTTTAGTTTTCCTATTAAGTCTCCAACAAACTCTGTAACTCGTAATGATATGTCTGCTGTTGAACAACTTCAAACATGGTTGGTGTATCAACGGTCATACTGTGAGCATAAGCCAAGCATCACATGCACAGTACGTAAAGAAGAATGGTTTGAAGTGGGTGCATTTGTTTATGAACATTTTGATGAGATGTCAGGTGTGTCCTTTTTACCACACTCAGATCATACTTATCAGCAAGCACCTTATCAAGAGGTTGGTAAAACTGACTATAATAATCTACTATCTCTTATGCCAAAGGCTATTGACTGGGGTAAGCTTTCAGCGTATGAAGAGGAAGACAACACTGCAGGTAGTCAAACTTTAGCCTGTTCTGGTGATGTCTGTGAGATCGTAGATATAGGAGCTTAACATGGATACTTATACAAGACCTTTTAGAAAAGAAGTGTACGACAAAGTGGATGAACCTTCAAAGAAAGCTCTCATCAAACACTTAGAGGCAGAGGGGCATACAATAATAAACTCAGAGGAAGACTTCTACGCAGATGTAACCTCTGAGAAAGATAATGTAATCTATTTTAGTGAGGTAGAACGTAAGGGTCAGTGGGATAATGACTGGCCCCCTCACTGGAGAGAGTTACGTATTCCAGGGAGAAAGAAGAGATTGGTTGAGAAGTATAAAGATCAAGTGGACAACCTAAACTTCTATGTTCTTAACAAACACTATGACAAGGCATGGAAAGTAAAAGGTACTCAGATGACAGAGGCAGCACTAAAGAAAGCCTTTGGTCCAAGGATACCAGATGGAGAAACCTTTTACCATATACCATACACTGAAGCACAACTTATCAACCTGATATAAGGGGACTACGATGGACAACACGGATACAATAACTATTGACGGAAAAACAACTCTTGACCTTGGTGACATGTTCAGCTATGATGCTGTCAATAAACCCGCACATTATAATCTGGGTGGTGGTGTTGAGTGTATTGATTACATTAAGCAGACACTAGGTGTTGAGGGATTTATTAGTTACTGCCAGGGTAATATGATTAAGTATCAACACAGGCACAGGTACAAGAGTAACCCAGTAGAAGACATGAAGAAGGCACAGTGGTATCTAAACAAGATGTTAGAAACAATGAAGGAGAAGCATAGGTGAAACCTTATGAACAAGGTAGGGTAGCTTTCAAGGCTGGTAAAATTGGTAATCCATATCAAGCCCAGACTAAGGATAACAGGGAATGGGAGATGGGCTTTAACAAGGCCTATTTTCTAAATCTCGGAAGGTTAAAAGAATATGAGCAACGTCAAAAAAATAAACAATCTTGAGGAGGAAGCTAAGAAGTATACTCAGAAAAAGATAAAGCCACCGCTTAAAGACAAGCCTTTGACATCACGAAGATATCTAGCTGGTCAAGCGATGGCTGCTTTGCTTTCAAGATCACCTGCTCCCGTACACAGAGTTGATATAAAACGTGAGTCATACGACTGGGCTGACTTCATGTTAGACGATGATTAATAAACTAAAGGAGGCTGTAATTAGTCTCCTTTTTATTTTATATCTCCAAAGAATATATCATCGTAATTATCCATAAGAGTTTTTATTTTTAGTAGTGTCTGAAGTCCGTCATCTTTCTTTAAGAGTTCTTCTAAACTTTCCTCTATATTTAAAAATTCCATAACTTTCTGTACTTCTTTTTTGTTTTCACGAGAAAGAACTTTGATTAAATTTATACTTCGTGGCATACCTTTTTCTACCACTTGCATAACACCATCTTTTACTTCTTTAGAAATCCTATTTAAAATTTCTTCTTTTTCTCTTTGTGGTTTTTTAAAATAATCTGGGTTATTCCTTAAGTATTTAATAGCTATTGCCTCAAAGAACGGAGAAGCTACAGCGTCCATTTTATTTTTTATCTCTGGGGGACCATCAAAACGTATGGCTTTCCAGTAAGGTTTACCTGCAGCATTCATCATTTGTTCAATTAAGTTAGGAGTATTAAGACCCCTTACACCAAGCACTTGTTTCCCCACATCTTTAGTCTTTAAAACACCTCGTGTAGGAGTAGCTTTTTTAGGTATGTTACTTCCTCCACCTATTGAGTCTGTAATATTATTTATATACCGTAGTATTTCACCTTGCATAAAGCCACCCTGTCTCAAATCAGGGTTCATATTACCATCAGAAACTAAACCCCACACTTGATTAATTGGATCAAGCGGTCTTGTAGCTCCCTGTACAGCCCTTTCTACAGAGGCTCCCAGTAGTCCTTGTAGTGGCTGAAGGTTTTTATCGCCTAATTGTTCAGCAGCATAAACTAAGGATTGTCCAAACTTATCTAAGTCTCTTATAGACTGTCCACCTACCTGTAAAGCAAGCTCAGATAGTAGGTCTGAAGGTATATTATCCCAAGACATATCAGATACACTCTCTCCATCCCCTAAAGCGTGAGCACTAATCTGTGACATCAAACGAATAGTAGAACCAGGCCAGTCATACTTCTTGTCTTCAATAGAACCATCATTTTTTAATTCTTGGTTATAAGCTAAATTATTTTCTATTCTTTCTTTTGCACCACCACTAATTCCTGGAAGACCGTAGACACCAATGCCTATAATAGACCAACCCGCAGCCATTTTACCTAATGCCTCTGCACCTTCACGTGTTGCAAAATCTAACTCTTGACCTGTGACATTTTTAATTGCAAACCGCATTGCATTTATACCAGTTAAGTCAGACATAGTTGCAATAGTAGTGTTTAAAAAACTACCAAAAGGTATAACAAAACCTAAGGGAGTTCTGTTAGTAAATGTTTCTATACCCCTAGCCCATGTTCTAGCGGAGGATAAACCCTCTCTTCCAGGAAGAGTTGACCAATTTACTGATGCAGTTTCTCGCATAGTACGGAACACTGCTTTTTCTAGGACTTCTTCTTTAAACTTATCTGAAGCCATTTCAAGTGCAACATCTATTCTTGCAAAGAATACTTCTGGTTGCACACCATAGGCTCTCATAATAGATTGATTTAAGTTAGAGCCGAATGCAATTCTTTTGGTAATATCATCTTGTAACCTAACACCAGATTGGGTCTGAGCACCCTTAGTAACTGCATCAATAGAACCCCATACGAGATTTTCACCCTTAGTAACTTTATCTAAATTAAAGTCAGCTATAGCATCTCTAACACCACCATCTCCAGCTACATCTCTAAACAGCCTTGCTGTTATTTCAGGGGTAGTGGAAAGTACTGCATCTGCAGTCTCCATTAG